ATAATTACTCAGTAGATGAGTATGGTAATGTATATAGCCACAAGTATGGTAAACTTAGAAAGTTAAAACCATACATTAGCAAAAAAGGTTATATCATGTATAGACTGCGTATTGATAACAAAACAGTTCAATTCTCAGGTCATCATCTTAGTTATTTTGTAAATGTAAGCAAATTTGACACAAATGATGGTTTACAAATAGACCACATAGATGGCAATAAGCTTAACAATCACTTTAGTAACTTGAGAAGAGTTACTGCTAGTGAAAATGCTAGAAACCCTAATACTATAACGTATGGAAGACAATGCACAAACAAACTAAATCTTGATGTTGAAGAGATTAGAAGTTTGGTTAAGCGTGGTTATTCTCAAAAAGAGATAGCTAAAATGTTTAATTGTTGCAGAGCTACCATAAGAAACTATCTTAAAGGTTATAGTATTAAGGACAAAGCATCTTCTTATTACAGAGTAAGAAAATGTCCTCATAGCCAAGTCTGGTAAGGCTCTAGATTGCAACCCTAGGAACGTTGGTTCAAATCCGACTGGGGACTTACCTCTAATATTTCTTCATTCGTGGGTTCGAATCCCACTACACACTTTGGTAATTACCCATTACCTTTCCTTTCTTAAATGCCCTAAAATTGTGAAAGGTCTTAGGGCTATTGCGGTTGTTTACCGTTGGTTGATTACTCCTTATGAGGAAAGAGGGTTTCAGCACCCTCCTCTTACACCCTTAGTTCAACTGGATAGAACACATGCCTTCTAAGCTTGCAATACAGGTTCAAGCCCTGTAGGGTGTATAATAATTTTTGGAGGTACTTTGTTGTGACTAAACATAGCAAATTATACTCTGAGACTATGCGAGAGCTTAGCTTGCTTGATGAAGACTCTCTCAAACTATATCAAATGCGGTGGGGACTGATTGATGTAGATGAGGTTATCGTCAACAAGGTAGGCTTTGCTGTGTTTAATAACATTCCTCCTGCTACACCTGTGGCTAAGAACGCTATGCTTCAGATCATGGCTTCTTATGAGAATAGCTTTGACCGTAAAGAGTGGGCTGACCGTATCGAAGGTAAAGCAACACAAACTACTGTCAATGTTAATCATGACACTAAAGAAGGTGTTGAGGAGCTTAAGAATTATACTAAAGCTAAATTGGATGAACTATTTGGAGATATGTAATGGCTTCACATAATCCACAAGAGCATCTGTTTGATAAGCATATTCAGTCTGTGAAAGAACTGATTGAGAAATTTGTGACTTCTGTAGTGTATGGTGGGGATTATATTACAGCAGAAGCAGAAATTATTAATTATCTCACAGACATGTACTCAGAGTCATTTTTAGGAGAAGTTGATTATATCTTAGATGTTCTAGGATATAATGTGACTCCTCAAAATCTTATTGAAGTCAGAAACAAGGTAGATACCACAGCTTTTGTGAGAAGTAATCGTCACAGACTCAAGGATATCTTTCGAGATCACAGAAAGAGTATTCAGAAGCTAGTTGAAGATAACAGAGACACAATGAGTAAGGAAGATATTCTTAATACCTATTGGAGCAATATTGATAGACTAGCTATTAGTGAAGTTCAGATGGGTATTGAGAAAGCTTCAGTGCAAAGCTCTAAGCTGTTTGAAGATGTCACAGGGGTTAAGCTCCTTAAAACATGGAACGCTATAGGGGATGACAAAACTTGTCCTATCTGTAGAGCTATGGATGGTTTAACCATTCCTGTGACTGAAAGCTTTCAGGCTGTTGCTCCTTCAGCATCTATTTCTGAAGAATTAAGCTACACAGGAGGAGATATAGTATATGCACACCCAAGATGCAGATGTTGGGTCACTTATTCAGAAGCGTAAGGTTCTATCGAACAAAGAGAAGCTAAGTATTCTTTTAGACCAAGTAACTCCTCAGGATCAACTTAAGGATGCTGTGAAAGGTAAAATACCTAAGCACTTTAAGAGGAATACCATTAGAGAGAGACATGGTTTTGAGAAAGAGCTAGAATACTATAAATTAGGGTATACTACAGCACTTTCTGAGTTCAACATAGAATTGTGGTGGTCCCAAGCTGTTCAGTTTGGGGCTTTCCTTAGTGGTGACTATAAAACAGGCTACTGTGTAGCTACACCTCGTTATGGCAAGTCTTTCCTTTGTGGTATTATGTCTAATCACTTTGCCTATGAAGGTGAGAACTGCTATGCTGTAGGTTCTACACAAGAATACTCAGGTATTATCATTCAGCATGCAAGAGAAATTCTTGTTAAGGCTCACCCTGATGTTAAGGCTATGCTATCCTTTGATGAGAAGGATGTCACTTCTGTGGATAAGAGACTTAAGCGTGGTTTGTCATCATTCTCTAGTGAGGGTTTCTCTTTCAGGAATGGTGGTAAGCTAGAAGGTCTATCAGCAGGTTCAAACTTTACTGATCCTTCTAAAATCCACGTTATTGGTCGTGGTGGTAACATGTTTGGAGATGAAGCTTCAGATATTTCACCTATTGCCCTTGGTCACATGGGACGTAGAGAATTTGAGTCTGATGATGGACGAAAGCTCATCATGTACTTAATCTCAAACCCACGGTCACTCAATAGCTTCTATGACTTTATGACAAATGAAGAGCTTGCAGATGATGAGTTCATTATGTGGCTAGATGTTGTCACAGCTATGGAAGAAGGTAGTATTAAATACACAAAAGAAGAACTGATGAGATCACAGTTTACAATCACTGAGGACTCAATCAGGGAAAACCTTTTGTGTGAGTTTCCTACTGAGAGATCATCATTCTTTGATGCACCTCCTGATATTCTTGAGTCATTTGATATGAACCAAGAAGGTTTAGACTTCTTCTTAGGAGTCGATAGTGCCTATAAGGGTGCTGACAGCATCCAGGTCACTATATCTTCTGTGGATAAGTATAATCACTTCACCACTATTGACACTAAGGATATTAAGCCTGCTGAGTGGATAGATGGTATCACAGCTATTGATATTGTGGATAAGATAGTGACAATAGCCAACACACTTAAGGTTAAAGCTATTGGAATTGACTCAGGTGGTGGAGCACACATAGTACAGCCCTTAAAAATGCGAAGATTATCAGGACAGCTCAAGTGCCCTGTGTATGATATTAACTTTGGTGGTAAACCTACTGAGATTAAGGTTATTGCCAAGGATCCAAGTGCTGAATATGCCTTCAACCGAAGAGCTGAGATGCACTTAATGTTGAGAGGTATGATGGAGGCTAAGAGAGTTTCCTTTGTACGTAAAGTTTGGGATTCTATATCAAGACAGATGTCCTTTGTGTCTGAAATTCAGAAACCTGAGGATAGAAAAGTCAAGATTAGACCTAAGGCTGAAATTAAGAAATTGCTAAGACAATCTCCTGACGAACTGGATAGTGTATTGTTATCTATCCACGTAGCAGAATTGTTTTACCTGGGAGGTTCCTAATGGTATGTGGAAAATGTCATAAGGATGAGTGCGGTGGAGACTGTGCAATGGACCGCTACTTCAAGGGTGATTACAAAGACAGGTTAATCTATGCAAGCTCAGGCTTCAGAGGTATATCTGTCCGTGAAACACTTGAAGATATTGAGAAACTTGCTTTAGATCTACCTGATGTTGATTATATCCTAGACAATATTGTGAATTATATGTTCACTAATAACTTGACTACAGATGACTTTACGAAAGATGACACTCTTAGAGATTATCTGTATAAACATAATTTCAATGGACAAAGAAACTATGATGTACTCAAGCAGGTTGCTAAAGGGTATAGAAAATATGGTTACTATGGTCTATTGAGAACCAAGGATGGTCTTGTAGGTATTCATCCAAAGGATATTCTAGCCTGTGTGATTGATTACCCTCAAAAACCTGTGCTGAGACAGACTTTAGCTTATTTAATCAAGAATACTAATGTTTATCAGACACCTTATGACCAAAAGACAGGTAATCCAAGAACTGCAACAGATTACTCTGAAGAAGATATTAAATTAATTCTTAAGGACCCTAAGAAGTATGAAAAAGATGTAATGGTTGTCACAAGTGATGAGTTTGCTTGTGTGAGACTAGATACTTCACAGACTTTCTGTATGAGTCCACTTCTACGTGATAGAAAACGTGTTGAGCTTATTCTTAACATTCTAAACCGTATGAACTATGATATTTCTCGTAATGGTATTGGTACTATTGCACTTCAGGCTAAAGATACACTGGAAGAGCAAGTACAAGAGAGTGTTGACCAAGGAACTGCTTTTGAGAGTGGAGAATTGCTTGATCTAGGTCGTACAGCCAAAGAAGAACGTAATCAGAAGATTATTGAGGATATTGAGAAGTTTGCTGAAAAGCTTTCCGAGACTGAGTTCAATGATGCTATTGTGTACACAGGGAACTTCCAAAACTTAGAACAGCTTGAGCGTGATACTAAGGCTACAGACTTCCTTGACTATCTATCCATGTATGTTCCTGCTATTATCTGTCGTATGTTTGGGGTTCCTCCTAGACTATTTGACTCAGATAAAACAGTATCTAACATTGGTACTCACAGTATCATTGATAATGCTATGAAGAACACAATCATCCCTATGAGAGATCACTTCCTTGGTCAGATTGTGCATCTTCTTCAGAAGGCTACTGGATTAAAAGAGCATATCAAGTTTGATAGCTATGAGTTCGCAAGTAGTTACAACTACAACAATGATATCTACATTCTTGATGTATATGACAGATTGAAGGATATC